TCTAGGCCAAGGCCATAATAAGGTACAGCCATATCTATGATAAGTGGCCTAAAGCTAAACTGTCATATAACAAGAATAATAAAATATAATAGGCATTAATTTATTTAGTGCCTATTATTATAAAAAGGAAAATATAATATGGCATTAAATAGAGTAACAGATCAACAATGTGTTTGTTGCGGTCAAATAAAAAATAAAATAGGCTTTAAAAAAATTTCTAATCCTTATTATAAAAATGGATTAATGCCTATATGTAATCAATGCGCAGCTTATTTGTTGCAAGAATATATTAAAAAAACTGGTAATGATGCAGCTGGATTATGGTGTTTTTTAGCTCAATTAGGTATACCTTTTTATATGGATGAATGGTTAAAAACTCAAGAATTCGTTTACAAAAATAAACAAGGAAGAAAACCTAGTTTATATATTACTTATCTAAATTATTTAGAAGAAGATGATAAAGATTGCTCTGGTTTTTGGTTAAGTGATAAAATGTTAAATGATTTTATTGAAATTAATCAACATTTTATTGATAATTCATTACCAGAAGTACAAAAATCTTTAAAAGAAAATGAGCAAATATGGGGAAGAATTTCTAAAGACGAAGATATAGATACAATTCAAAAAGATTATACTTTTTTAAATGATATTTTTCAAGAGTATACTAAAGATATAGATAATATGGATATATCTTTAACAATGCGCTATAGAGATTTATGTAAAGCAGAATTAAGAAAACGTAAAGCTGATGAAAATGGAGATATTCAAGAAATTTCAAGAGCGCAAGACAATTTAAAAAAAATGTATGAATTGTTAGGACTTAATAATTTTAAATCTCAAGATAATGATGAACGAAAACAATTTTTAGATAGGATAATTTGGGAAATAGAAAATACTGAACCTGCTGAAGAAGAAGATGAATCAAAATATAAGGATATTGCTGGATATGAAAAAATTTATAATAGTTTTATGCGGTCAATGCGAAATTTATTAGTTGGTGATCGTAATTATCCAGATATTCCAAAAGAAGAAGAGTAATAATGCCCGTATCAGTAAATCATGGAGGCAATTTACGCAGACAGTATTTAAATAAACAATTATCTACAGCTACACTTAGCTCGTCTAATTTAACTCCTGAGCAAATTCAAAATGCTAAAAAACATATTACTAGATATAGACGTAATTGGGATTTATTTGCAACAGAAGTTCTTCAAATAAAATTATATCCATTGCAGAAATTTTCTTTGCATATGATCGGAATTTCACAAGAGTATAATGAAATTGCAACACGTGGCGCTGCAAAAAGTTTTCGTGTTGCATTGGGCGCAATATGTGCTTTTTGTTTATATCCATATTCTGAAATAGTTATTACATCTTCAACTATTCCTCAAGCAGCAAAATTAGTTGAGAAAAAAATTAGAGATGAATTAATTAAAAAATTATCTCCATATTTATTATACATGTATGAAAAAGAATATATAGTAATTACAAAATCTAATACATCTGACGGTGGAGCTTATGTCATCGAAAATAAATTGAATGGCTCTACAATTACTGTTATGGGATGTTTAGAGAGTTCTAGAGGTGCCAGATCAACTTTTAATATTTATGAAGAATGTAGATTATTAAAAAAATCTATTATTGATTCTGTTTTTGAACCTATGGGGCATGCTAGACAAACTATATATGGTTTAAATCCAAAATATAATAATAAACGTTGGCAAGAAAAACCTAGATCAGTTTATATTACAAGTGCTCGTTATTCTTATGAATGGTTTTTCCAAAAATTTAAAAGTACAGTAACCAATTATTATACTTCTAAACACGAAAAATATATTCCATTTGCTCAAGATATATTTACTGCTATAGAAGATGGGTCGAGAACATGGGCAGATTATCGAAAAAACAAAAAATCAATGTCTGATTTGGATTTTCGTATGGAAATTTTAAACGAAATGTTTTCCGAAGGAGAAAACGCTTATTTTGATTATCAAGAATTTAAAGAAAATCAAATATTAACGCAATGTTTTTATCCTCCTACATTAAAAGAATTATTTAATCAAGACATTAATAAATTTCCTAAAAAGGAACCTAATGAAATTAGAATAGTAGGTACTGACTTTGCTTTTAGTGGAAATAATAATAGAGAAAAAAATGACAACACTGTAATTTTTTGTGTATCTTTACATTGGAAAAATTGTAAATTTGAAAGACATATAGATTATATTGAAACTCGTCCAGGTGGCGGCGCTGATAAATTAGTGCTTAGAGTAAAAGAATTATTTTGGGATTATGATAGTGATTATTTAATAGATGACAATAGATCAGGCGGCGAAGTTATTTATGACTATTTAACAATGCCTACTTTACACCCTGAAAGAGATGAAAACTATTGGAATTCAAGTGGTTTTACTGTGTGTCGAGATAAAAATTTACAAATTATTAGTGATGGTAAAATTGATGAATTAAAGCAGCGAACAGTAGACCCTAATGCTATTCCTTGTATTATTCCTTTTATTGCAACAGCAGAAATTAATAGCAATGCTTGGAGAAGTTTAAAAAAGCAACTAGAAATTAATAATATTAAATTTTTAATAACAACTCAACAAGCGCAAGATTTGTTAGAAGATAGCGGAGAATATTATCAGCTAACAGCCGAAGAATTTGCCAATAAAATGATGCCTTATTTAGAAACAGAGCAAACAATACAAGAATGTGTTAATTTAAGTGCAGAATATCAAACAAATGGTTTAATTAAATTAAAAGAGCCAAGAAGCGGCTATAAAGATCGGGCAGTTGTTTTAGCTTATATTAATTATATCGCAGAAAAAATTGAAAATAAATATAATAAATCTATACAAAAGCAAGAAGTAAATTATCAAGATGTACAATTAGTATGGTAAGAAAGGAGGAGCAAAATAAAAATGTCTGAAAAACTCTTGACAACTTATGAATTAAATGATACAATACAATTCGCAAAGGAGTTATGGATTGCTGAAAGATATGGTATGGGACTATATACCCCAGATTTATCTAACCAATTATTAAAATCTTTAAATAACAATCCTAGAATTCCTGATTTTAGAAAATTAGTTGAAGTATTAAGTAATTATAAAGAAAATACAGAAAATTTACAAGGGTATATGGAATTCATGTCACATTTTGATATGTTGTTTGAAAGAACCTTATACTCTTATGTAAATGCTCTTTCTTTTGACTTACAAATTGTTTGTACTAATGCAGTTAATCAATCAGATTATGAATCTAATGACTATATAGCTGATAAACAAAAAATTTATAGCTTTTTTGATAAATTTAAATATAAATCTGAATTTAGAAAAGTTGTACTTTCTTTAATGCAAAATGAAGTATATTATACATGGTTCAGAAAAATAAAATGGGGCAATATTGGTATGAAATCTGCTTTACAAATTTTGCCTCAAAATCGTTGTCTATTAACTGGATATTGGGAAAATGGATTATTATTTGATTTTGACATGACTTATTTTTTAGAAGCTGGCGTGGATATTAATGGATATGACCCAGTTTTTAAAAAATACTATAATAATGTCTTTGGCGAAAAAGCTAATGATGGATATATGAAATATAAACCAACCAATGCTTTAAATAGCCGAGATGGTTCTTATGCTATGTGGGTCCAAACTTCCCCAGAAGATGGAGCTTGGGCTTGGAAATTTGATCCTAGTAATTTTACTATAGCACCATTTTTAGCTCCTTTTTTAAAAAATACTTTAAGAGATACAGAGATTGAACAATTACAATATGATAAAGATATGGCTGCTGCTTATGGTATATTAGCAGGTGAGATAGGATTGCTTGATAAATCGCAATCTGGTAATGTTCCCAATCAATTCGCTATTCATCCTGATACATTAAGTGTTTTTATGGGAAAGGCTAAAGCAGGACTAGATAAAATTAAATTGGCAGCTTTACCTTTACAAAATATTGGCTTTTATCAATACACAGATAATAATCCAAATATGTATAATGATCAATTAGTGACTTCTGCTGGTGTTGGCTCAAGTATTAGTAGAGTAATATATTCTTCGGATAAAATGAGTAATATGGAAATTGAAGCTGGATTAAATGAACAATATCAAACTATGAAAGCTTTATATCCACAATTTGAAAATTTCTTAAATTATTATGCTAATACTTTAACTAAACATTATAAATTTAAATTTATTTTAGATGGCAGCAATTATAGATTTGAAAGAGAAGCCAGATTTGAAAGACTAAACAAATTGGCAGAAAAAGGTATAGTATTAGGACCTAGTTCTTGGGCTTCTGTTATGGGATATGAGCCACAAGATTTTGAAAGATTGCTAAATGAAGCAAAATATTCAGATTTTAATACGAAATGGCAATTAATGTTAAATACAAATACTGCTTCTTCTAGTGTTGGCAGACCACAAAAAGATGATTCTCAATTAAGTGAATCTGGTGAAATTACTAGAGAAGAGTAAATAGAAATTAAAGGAGAAAAAATATGTCTAATAATACGGAGTATATTCGCAAATATACTAAAGGTGAAATGACAGCTGAGGAAGTTAATGCTAAACTAGATGGTATTAAAATTGTTCCTGGTAAAAATGAAATTACTGAAACAGAATTAAAGGCTGTAGAAGTTGGATCTATGCCTACTGAGGCCAATGGTTATGGTTTGCTTGATACTGGTACTGGTACTTTAGATAAGGTTAAAGTAACTAATGGCAAATTATCTCATGCGGTTAATACTATGAGCAATGGTGTTCCTAATGAGTATGATCTTGTTTATATTGGTGGGCAAACTTGGCAAGTATTTGGTGATGAACTAGGTAAGGTAGTTTCTAAGGGTGCTCCTTGGTGGGCTTCTTTACATACTTTTGCAGGTGCAGTTGCTTGGCAGGATGAATTAGATAAATATATTCCTGAGTATGATATGGTATATAATCGTCCTAAGTATCATAATCAAGAAGTAGTAAAAGGTGCTATTCGTTATAAGTATGCTGCTGATGGAACTTGTAAGTATCAACCTAAGTCTATGTTTGATTATGACAAAGATCATGGCCGTGCATAATTAATATAAAAATAAAATAATTATAAATAAGAGAGGCTTATGTCTCTCTTATTTATTTGCCTTTATAAACAATTAAAGAAGGTGAACAAGTGATAGTTACACAAGCAACACAAAAAGCATTGATGGAATTAATTGGTGCTTGTTTCAAAGAAAATAGATATTTAGATCGTTTAGTGTCTGTTTTAGGTGTAAAATTTGCATATAATAATACTGCTAATTTAGTACATCATGGTATAGCGCATTATTTTCCAAATGTTGCTGATGAAATTGGAGAAAAATGCTTAGAAAGATATAATATACCAGTATATTATGAAGCAACTCCATCAGGTGGGCAAGATTATGGGTCTGTTAGTGAAATTATTAAAGATTTGGAAAATCATATGATAGATTTTCAAATAAAAATTATGGCAGTTTGTAAAATTGCTCAAGATAATGGAGATATTCATGTATATGTAGATATACTTGATATACTTGAAGATTTTAATAAAATTGTTGAACAAGCAATTTTATTAAGTGATAAAATTGATATTTATGGTACTAATCCTAGTTTTGATAGTCACATACGTGAACATTTTTGGTTATTAAATAAACAAGATTAATTAAGGTGAGGGAATAAAATTGGTCAGATTAGGAATCCCTGGAAACCAGAAAGATTTTTTTATGACTGATGATAGTGAGCTTATTTATCGTTTACATCAAGCAGGGTTTTCCCCTATGTGGAAAGATTATGAAGTGGTCTTTTTTAAAAAATCTAATAAGCTCCTTAAATTACTTAAAAAGCTTGATATTGACATTGAAAATTAAGTCATTGAAAGCTTATATATAATAAATTTTTATAGAAAGGGGTGAGACATTGAATAAAAAATATTCATTTGCGACTGTTTCTATAAAACAAATTCAATCAGATAATTATCCTGATCAAGAATTTGCTATAGCTAAATTAGGGTATTTAAGCACCAGACCCAATGCACATGATTTACTAATCTCTGAAAAAGTATTGCGCAAATGTGCTGATAGCGTATTAGGAAAATGGCTTGTGGCAGATATGACTAATGTTATAGATGCTGGGACTCATTCTAAGCAAGAACATATAGTTGGTTATGTGCCTACTAATCAAGATGTTGAGTTTGTAACTGATAAAGATGGGTATTTAAGAGCTTATGTAGATGTTATTATATCCAAAATTTATGCTAAAGATTTTTGTTTAATTTTTGAAGAAGATAATAATCGTGCAGTATCAGTGGAAATGTTTGCTGAAACTTCAGAAGATGATGATAGTATTGTAACTGCATTTAATATTGTAGGTGTTACGGTTTTGGGAAAAGATATTTCACCATCATGCCCTCAATCTGATATTGTTATTACTCGATTTTCTAATGATCAAATTAATCAATATTATAATCAAATAAAACATAGTGAAATGAAAAGTCTCACCATGCTAGAAAAATTTTCTATTGAAAGGAAAATGCAAATGGCTGAGGCAAAAACATATAAAGTAAACAAATCAAAAGAATCTATGTCTAATACTCCATGGGAGAATATAGATAAGACTTCTTTAAGAAATAAAATTATGGATGCTACTAATAAAAGTTCTTTAGTAAAGGATGTATATTTATTAGTAGAAAGTGGATGGGAAGATGCTCCCAGTGAAAAATTAAAATATCCTGTAATGGAATTAAAAGGCGATACTTTTGTTTATAATCGTAACGCATTAGCAAGTGCATTAGGATATGCTAAAAAAGAAAATGAAACCTCTGTTATATCTAAATTAGAAAAAATTTATCAAAAATTAGGACTTGATGAAGGAAAGGAGGATAATACGAAAATGGCTAAAGAAATTAAATTTGCTGCTGTTGATTTAAATGATATGTGGTCTCAAATTCATAAGATGCTATCTCAACGTATGGATAGATATTATTGGATTGTTGGCATTTATGAAGAAAACAATCAAAAATTTGTAATTATTGGAAATGATTTAGGAGAAAGATATCGTATTGATTTCTCTTACACTACTGATGGATTAACTTTATCTGATAATATGACTAAAGTTTTAATTGATTGGGTTGAAACTGATCAAATTCAAAAATTTGCTTGCCCTGAAAATTTTGAGAAAATTACAAAATTTGATGAAATTGAAGGCCGCAAAGCTTGGGGTAAAGTTATTAAGAAAGTTCAAGATCATGAAGGCGATAAAGTTTATGTAGATAGTATAGAAGATAATCATATTATTTATACTAAAGATGGGGTACGTTATCGTGTTCAGGCTGATATTAAAGTTGATAAAGATGATAAAACTGTAGATGCAGATATCAAATGGGACACTGTATCAAAAGATAAAGATCAAAAAATGGCTAAAATGTCTGAAGATGAAATAAAAGATGAATTGGCACGTTTACAAAAAGAAATTGAAAAACGTGATAATATCATTATGGATAAAGAACAAGAGTTGAATACTTTAAAACAGTTTAAAGAATCTGTCGAGAAGAAAGAACAAGCTATGTGTGTTGAAGCTGTTTTAACTGAAATTAAGAATGATATTGATGCTCAAAAATTATCTGAATTAAGAACAGAAGGGTTATCATGCAATTTTGCTGAGCTGGATGGATGGTCTAATAAAGTAAAAGCATTAGCTTTTGAAATGAGTAAAAAGCAGACTAATAATAATGAAGATAATGATTTATGGAGCTTTTCTCATCCAATTGCATCTCAAGTTTCTAAATCTGTATGGGACAGAATTTAAAAAAATAAAATATAAAAGGAGATAAAAAATATGCCTAATAATCATACTGTTGTAAATACAATGCATTGCACTTGTTGGGATGTGGATGCCTATAAATCTGTAGGCATTGCTAATAGTGATATGGATAATGGCACTTTTGTCACTTTAGGTGATATTGCTAATTCTAATAATGCTATTACTGGTTTTCAATTTAATGTTACTGCGCCTGCTGCAAATGCAGTAAATTTATGGATGGTTCGTACTCCTGAACCTAATGGTACTCTTGAATCTCAAGTGTATTCTGACCCTCGTTATTTCTATAATGTAGCAAACCGTCCTATGTCTTTATGTTATATGAATCCTGGTGTTGATGTTATTGAAATTACTGCTGAGGGTTTTGCTAGTGGTAATGCTCCTACTGATCAACCTACTTATAAATTTGCTAGTGTAAATACTAATGGCAAGTTAGTAATTGCTGAAACTGCTCCTGCACAGGGTACTTATTTTGCTTTATTAGGTACTCATACTATTGATGTTGGTCAAACATTGCTTACTAGTTACGTTTTAAAATGCATGCGTAATTAATTGATATTTAAAATTTAAAATAAAGGAGACAAAAATATGCCTAATATTTCTAAAGAATTAATTCAGTTCTGTAGCGGCAAAACTGATTTGCTATTAGCTTTTCAGGATTATTATGCTGAAAATAGAGCTATTAATGATAATATAAAACTATTTTCTTACAATACAGGAATTTCTTATGATGAAAAATCTGCAAAGATTAGTAAGCTATTTTTCTCTGAGTTAGAAAATCGTTCCGGCATTAAGCGCAGCGATAATGAAGAAGCTTGGGCTTCCAATCCTAATGTAAAATGGGCGGCTTTTGCTTTAATTGATGCAATGATTAATTCTGTTCTGCCTCTTACTATCAATCCCTCTATTGGCATTTTTACTGATTTAAAATTTGTATCTTATGGTGATGCTGTACATTTTAAAGTACTACCTCGTACTTTATATACTGTTAGTGACGGTGGGTATGGCGAAAGAACTAGCTTCCGTCAATTAAAGTCTGCTGGCGATATTATGCTATATCCCAAAGAGCATATTGTTACTGTATATACTGATATGTATTCTGTACTAGCTGGTAAACAAGATATTGCTGATTTTGTACGTTTGGTAGCAATTTCTATTGAAACTCGTATGACGACTGATGCAATTACTGCTCTAACTACTGGCATGGCTGTTGGTACTTATCCTGCTCAACTTTCTATTCAAGGTGCTTTCTCTAAAGATCAGATGATTACTTTAGCTGAAACTGTTCAAGCATATAACTATGGTGTAAAACCTGTTATTTTAGGTACTGCAACCGCTTTATCTAAGGTTATTCCTGATAGTTCTTTAGGTTTCCGTATGGAAGTGCTTGGAAATAATGGTTCTGTTGGTATTATGAAGGATTATTATGGTTACACTCTAATGCAATTACCACAGGTTGCTACTGGTGACTATACTAATTATGGTTTAGCTGTGGCTCCTGATACTGTATATGTGGTTAGTCCCTCTATGGATAAGCTAATTAAGGGTGTAGTTTCAAATTCTTTAACGAATTCTAATCAATTCTATGAAAATGCTGATATTACTCAGAATTTTACTATGAGAAAGGCTTGGGACTTTATGCTTGCTTCCGCAGCTGTAGGCGGCCTATATAAGATTACTGATTAATTTTAGTATATATTTTACTATAGAGCAAGTATTATCTTGCTCTATAGTAAATAGAAATTAAAGGGAAAAGAGGAAAAATATGCCTGTATCAAATAAGAGTAATAAAAATTTACAAGATTCTAATATTACACATACTTCAAATATAAATTCAGATCAGTTAAAGCAAGAAAATGAAAAATTAAAAAATGAAATGAATGAGTTAAAAAATCAATTAGCTATGCTATCTCAAATGATCATGCAAAATAATACTAAAACTGAAATTAAAAAATCTAATAAATTGATTCGATTTATTAATTTAACAAATAGTGTTTTAGTTTTAAAAGGAACAAATAATTATGCTTTAAAAAATCAGTTTGATTATCGTGATTTTCTTGAATCTGAAGCTAGAATTATTGTAAATAATACTCCTAATGCTATACATTCTGGTTTATGTTATATTGCTGATTCAAATTTTGTGGAAGATTGCAATTTAAATGATGTATATAATAGTTTATTAACCGAAGACCAATTAAAAACTTTACTTACACAAAATGCAGAATATGTAATAGATATTTATAAAAATGCGCCAGAAGGACAAAAATCTATTATTATTAGTATGATTGAAAATAAGCAGCTTAATGGTCAGAAAATAGATGCCAATATCTTATTAGAATTAGGTAATTTATCTGGCAAAAATTTAATTGGCATTACTCCCATTGAAAAGGGGGAATAAAATATGCCTACTTCTTTTGATAATATAGAAGATTTAGCTTTAGTTACAGTTAACGATTATAAATTATTAAATTTATATAATAAAAATAAAGATCAATTTAACCAATGGGTAGATGGATTTTTAATTAGCGCCGTTCCAAATTTTTTTCAATGTCGTCAATCTTTAGATTATGATTTGGCAAATCGTGAATTTACTTCTGATTTAACAAATGTAGAAATTAGTATATTGGCAGATTTATGGGTAATTGAATGGTTGACACGAGAAGTTCAAAACAGTGCTCAAATTCAGTTAAAGTTAAAAGTTGCTGGTTCATTTCAATTTAATTCAGAAGCACAGAATTTAAAAGAAAAATCATTATATTTGGATAAATTAAGAGAAAAAGTTAGGCAAAAATTAACTGATTATCAATTGTCTTATATTACAAGCAACAGTTTTTAAGGTGGTGTAATATATGACAAAATCACAAATGATTGATTCAATTTTTAATATTTTAGTGCAATATGAAAAAGTATATGACAATAATTCAAAGGTGCAATTAATTGATTATTTGAATTATATAGACAGACTATATACTTTTTTTAACGGATATAATTCAGAAATAGCAATTATGTTAAAAGGAATATACAATTTAAAAGAGCAAAATGAACATGATAGTGTTAAAAGAGCTGTTTTCCATATGATAAGTTTATTACAAAAGGAGGAATAATATGCCTTTTACTTTTTTAGAAAATGGTATTAATAGTGGCATAATTACATCTCCTAATGATTATTATCGTGAGTTAGAACAAGCCTTTATTGACGATCAGTGGGAAAATACATCAGCACAATATGAGATTAAAGAACAAAATGGTATTGGAGAAAAGTTATATCATCCTGTAGAAGCATGGATAAAACCAATTGTAGGGACAACTTCTACTGGATTAAAACAAGGAGAAGATTTTAAAAAATTTATCTTTAAAAATATTAATCATAATGTTTATTTAGGACTATATTATATTTTTGATGATAATTATTGGATTACATATTTTATAGATAATTATGCTGGGTTGCCACGTGATATTGCAGTTAGAAGATGTAATAATAGATTACGTATTGTTGACCCTGATAATGGCTCAATATTTTCAATTCCATGTGTAATAGATTACGATATGTTAAGTCCGTCTCAACAAGTCAACTCATATATTATTACTCCAAATAACCATGCTGTTGTTAAAGTACAAGGAAATCAAGATACATTACGATTGTTTGATTATAATACTAGATATATGCTAGGTGGCAGGCCTTTTAAATTATTGGCTTATCAAAATGCTTTATTATCTAGTACAGATGGTAATACAACTACTTATTTAGAATTAGAATTATATTTGGATGAATTACATGCAAAAGATGATATTATTAATCAGTTAGCTTATAATGGAGATTTTAATTATAAAGTTAAAATTAATAGCAATGATCTTAAATTAACTCAAAATAGTATGGGGCAATTAACAACGACTATAATATTAAATGACATACAAGTAGATCGAAAAATTATATGGTCAAGTAGTGATGAATCTGTTGTAGAAATAGATCAAAATGGTAATTATAAAGTTGTTGGAAATAATGGAGATACAGCCAATATTACAGCATCTTTATTTGGTAATGATCAAGTTTTTGATACAATTAATATTACAGTGTCAGATATTATAGACGATGATATTATAGTAATTATGAACCCTGTATTTGATAAAATTCGTCAATATGATCAAAATGATTTTCAAATACAAGTTTATTATAATCAAACTTTAATAAATCCTGATACAATTGATATTAGTTTATCTTCTACAACAGAGTTAACAGAAAATGATTTTCTATCCATTCAAAAATCAACAGATAAATTTATACTTAGTTGTAAGAATTTTTCAATAGAGAAACAAAAATTATATGTGACTATTACAAATAATGAACCAAAAATTGATAAAGTTCAAATTTTTGAAATTCAAACTGTAAGTATGCTGGGATAAGAGGTGAAAACAATGTATAATTCAATGTCTCAATTACCTTTTATTCCATATCGTATTTTAACTTATTTAGCAAATAATGATGATATTATTTGGAAATTATTAAAATATAATACTTATGACGCATTATCAAAGCCTAATTTGACTTTTGATGACAAAATGAATTTAATTTGGACAAAAGATGGACCGCAAGAACCTTTTAATATTTTTATGACAAATATTATAGATGATGCAATTCCTACATCAAAATGTGTTATGAAAATTTATAATTATTATATTCATGCAAAAGAATTATATACAGGAATTGTAGTTTATGCATTTGATTTACTTTATGGACCTAAAATGTCGAATGTGCAATATCAAGGTGTACCTGTGTCAAGATGGGATTTATTTGTAAATAGAATTTTATATATATTAAATGGACAAGATGTTGGCGGCGTTGGAAAGTTAACATTTTTAGATGATTTGTCTAGGTATAGCGCAGCTAAAAGTGTTATTGGAAATTCTAAAACTTTTACAGGTGGTCAAATATTTTTAGGTGTAAATATAGGTGATGCTGGCGAGGTATCAGAGTGTGGAAATTAATATAGATATTTTATCACGGCAATATTTTTATTTTGATAAACCTGTCCCTTATTATCTTACACCAGAAAATTCAATTAATATTTATCCTGTTTCTGTTTTAGACAGTGAAATTTTTGTAAATAGTATTGAATTATTTACTATAGACAAAAATAGCTCTCCATCTGTTGAAATTATTCAAATGCCATATTTAGATTTTATAATCAAGATTTTATTTCAAAATTCATTAAATATAGACAGATTTATCAATTTAATGAAAATTTGTTTACAAATAGAAAAAATAAAATTAGATGTAGATGAAAAAGAACATATTTTAATTAAAGATCAGAATGGCAATATTATAAATCATAAACATTTTGATAATATTAAAAAGATTATTTTATATCAGAATATTATTGAATATAATGAAGATTATATTAGTCCAGAACTTAAAGAAGCAATGCAAGAAACAGATGCTTTAAAAAATAAAAATATTGATTTGCCAAATTTAGAAAGAAGAATAGCAATAATTACTGCTCATTGCGGATTATCTAAAAAAGATCAATTATCTATGTCTTATCGAAGTCATTCTTTATTATTTAAAGAAATTCATGACGAAGTTGAGTATACTGTTACTAAACCAATTGCTATATTTAATGGTAAAAAGATTGATAGTTGGTTTTATCCTACTAAAACTGATATATTGGATAAATATATTATGGATAAAGATAAATTCATTAAAAGTTTTGGTGCTGAGGATAGTAATATATCTACAATAGTTTCCAATACTAATAAATCTAATTATGATCAAATGTTTAAACAATTCAAATAAGGAGGAAAATATATGGCAGAAGCTTATCAATTTACAGCGGGTCCAGCTAGAGCACTGTTTTTTTATGGGCAGACTTTAATTGGCATTGGCAAAACTTTAAGCGATACCACTTTTAATACTGAAATTACTGCTGAAGAAGTGCGTGGGGGACCTGGAAATTTGCTCTACGGTCAATATTTCCATGATTCAAATTTAACAGTTGAAATTTCAGACGCTATGTTTAATCTTAATTATGTTGCTGCCTCTTTAGGTGTAGATGTAGAGATGGGTGGTCTATCTTTATATGAATCTAGTAAAGCAGGCGAAGAAGTTGAAACTGCAAATCAAATTACTTTGACTAATACTCCTGTCGCTTTTGAGGGGAGCATTATTGGTTGGTATAAATTACCTACTGACACGGAATGGAAAATTGCAACTATTAATGATAAAATTATGAGTATTCCTGGTGCTACTGTTGGTCAATATTATTGTGTAAAATATTTTTATCAAAATCCTAATGCACAAAGTATTACTATTAAAGCACAATATGTTCCCAAGGTTTTACATTTAGTTCTTATTAATGATCTATATTCTGGTGATGTGGCAAATGTAGCTGCTTCTAGTACTAAATATGGTCGTTTAATTACTGACATTCCCCAATTCCAGCTGGATGGTTCTCAAAATATTGCATGGTCTGCAACTTCTACGGCTACTGTTTCTTTAAGTGGTAAGGCTTTAGCATTTGAAGCTGGTGATTCTTGTGAAGAGGACCCAATTTATGGTACTATGACTAAAGAAGTTTTCAATAGTAAATGGCAAGATAGTGTGGTTGCTTTAGCAGTAGAAAATTCTGATATTGAATTATCTCAAAGTGGTACAGAAACTATTATTGTAAGAGCTGTATATGGAGGAAATATTGCTTCTCAACGGCAACCTAATAGTAATTTTACTTTTGCTGTAGAATCTACTCCTGAAAGCACCGCTACAGGAACTAGTGTAGGTGCTCATGATGGTAAAATTACAGCTGGTACTCAAGCAGGTACAGCAATTATTTCTGTAAATTTAACTGATTATACAACTAAGGTAGCTCCTGCTTTTGTAACTGTCACTGTAACTTAAAAATATAGGAGGGATTTCCCTCCTATATTTTTATTTGGAGGTAATCATGTGTAATTACTTAAATACAAAAGAATGTACAATTACAAAAACAACTTGTCCTTATATTTATTATTGTAGACAGTCTGATAGTTGGAAACCAACCAAATTTATGCCTAAAGAATGCAAAGTAAAACAAAATATTCAAATACCAAAAGGTAATTATAAAGTATTATTTGCAAGGAAAAATAAATTATATATACAAGTAGACAATGAAATTATTATTCTTCAAAATCCTTTTAATGAAACTCCTGTATATGTTAAATTATTAAAAACAAAAACTGGCACATGGAAAATTAAAATATAAAAGGAGTGAATTAAAATGGTGGGGATGGACCAATTTTTAAATTGGTTTGGAAATATTACAATTACACAAATTGTCGGACTTGGATTGGCAGGTTTTTTTATTTATAAAATGATAAAGAAAATTAATACTTATTTGCAATCTAAATGGCGATTAGAGCAACAAAAGGATGAAGAATTAAAAACAGCTATTAAATCTATGAAAACTTTTGATTCATATCGTAATGAGATGGCTACTACAGTCAATAATTTTCAAACACAATTGAATGATTTAAAAGCAAATGTTCAAAATACAAATGAATGCTTACTTCAATTAATAAATGATATGAACAAACGAGCTAGAAATGATTTAAGAGAAAAGCTGCTAAAAGAATATCGCTATTATACTGATCATGATAAAAATCCAACACAATCTTGGAAACATATGGAGTCTGAAGCTTTTTGGGCTTTATTTAAAGATTATGAAGATGCAGGTGGAGATGGTTTTATGCATACTATTGTTCAACCTGCTATGAATTTATTAAGTATTATTGATGATTGAGGAGAATATTATGATTCAATCTACACAAAGGGAACAAAAAGATATATATGTTGCAAATTTTGACATACATATTAAACGGTTTTTAACCAAACCAGAAATTCAAACTATTGCTAATATGATGCATAATTTTGATACATGGTCTGAACGTGAGGTTAATAAAGCTATTTTAACATTAAAATATGGCACTAATATGACAGATCAAGAAATTCAGAATATGGGGCCTGATTTAATTTTTGAAAGCGGACTTATGGATATTGTATATGAAAATATTCATAATATAAAAGAAATTGATGAATGTTTAAATTATACTGAATCTATAGAACGTAGTTTAACCCAAATTGTGAAAGTATTACCTCAAATTCAGAAAGTATTAGAAAAAGCTAATGAAAATAAGAAATGATGTACAATTAAGAAAAGTATTAATGCCAGTAATTCAAAAAGCAGTAGAATATGTAATGAATCAAATTTATTTGCATAATCAATATTTGATTGAAAAAATGGTATATAATACTTTTATGCCCGAAGAGTATCAGCGTACTTATGAATTTGAAAAAGCATGGAGTTATGATAGTGTCACAGGACAAAAAATAGCTATTTCTGGAAACCATGTTAAAATGGAATTTAAATATGATCCTGATGAAATCTATACTTATAATCCACCTATTCATGGTTCTGTTATGCCAGGATGGGGAGAAGCTAAGGATTATTTAGCAGAATTGATTTATCAAGGGAAATCTGGTCCTTTATATGGTTTAGGACCTTGGACTAAAAAAAGAGATGCTTGGGCAGCATTAATTAAAGAGTTGGGAACTCGACAATTTGATAGATATATGAAAGATGGTTTTGCATATGCTGGCTTAAATGTGCAGAAGCATAAATAAAGGGAATAATTATGATTAGAATGGGTATTGATGCCTCCACATCTTCAACCGGATGGAGTATTTTTGATTGTAATAAATTAATAGCATATGGATTAATTAAGCCAAAAGGAAATAATTGGCAAGAACGAGTAATAGATGAATGGGATAAATTTTGTAATGTTATAGACATTTATCATCCTGTAGAAATTATAGCAGAAGATGTGCCTTTAAAAGATGGTAAACCGACTATATTAAAATTAGGCGCAGTACAAGGAATGATTTTATCTTTAGCAGCAAAATATAAAATTAAAGTTCATTATTTATTACCTTCTGATTGGCGGGAAGAATTAGATTTGTATGACGGTACTAGAGAAGGAACATATAGAGAAGTATTAAAAAAGAAAGCTATAAATATAGCAAATAAATTATTTAATATTGATTTAATGTGGGTAAAACCTAAAAGTAAATTAAATCAAGATGATATTGCTGAAGCTATATTAATTTGTTACAGTCAAGTAAAACCTAAAAAGTTGGGTAAATAGTGTTTGAAAGGGTGTGACATATGGCACAAACAAACACACATAGTTCTAATTATAGTATTTTAGTTGATGCTGAACTTGATTTAAAGAAAATTCAGCAACAATTAAAATCTATATCTGGACAAAAAATAACGTTAGATTCTTCATCATTAAAAGATGTAAGTTCTAATGCAGATGCGGCAGAACGAGCTGTATCTGATTTAGGATTGACTTTCCAACAGGCCAATATGATTATGTCTCAAAGTGTAGAGATTATATCATCTATGGTTTCACAAGTGTATGATTTAGATAGTAGTATAACTGAATTAAGAAAAGTATCTGATCTACAAGGAAAGTCTTTAGATAAATATGTTGATAAATTAGCTGATGCTGGACAAATAGTAGCAAGAACCGGTTAACCTAAGTGTCTGAGCCGGAGTGTATAGATGGTAAATATGCACTGAGAACCGTTCAAAATCCAGTAACGCCTAAAGCCTTAGAAACTACAGCATAAATTTGAGATAATAATTAAGTGCGAAAAAATCACAGAATTTATTATAAAAATGGATTTATTTATCATAAAGTAATAAATAATAGTGATTGGTGGGAAACTATTAAAAATTCTAAGGATGGAATATGGTGGAAACACCTAACTTCTTTTGTAACATTGATTTTTATTTATAACATATAATTATGTTATTGTCAATTTTAATGTTACAAAAATGGCTGATTGGTTGCGAAGTCTTGAAGAGAGATGTGTCAACAGAACAAAAGTTCGGACCCTCCATAAAGATATAGGGTTAAGAAATGTTCGGGATAAATATGAAAATATTTATAAAATCTATTGACATTTATATTTTTTTGTTTTATACTTGCCTTACAAAAATAAGGAGGCTCTATATTATGTTTTTTTTATTGGTTGCAGGATTTGGTATGTTATGTTTAATTTATTGGTCTTTTAAAGTATTATTCAATATGTCTCCATTGTTTTTAGCTAGTTTGGTATTGGGTGTAATATGTGTTTTTCTTTCAGTATTAGATACTAATATTAGTATGATTGGATTGGCATTGATTATTTTGTGTGGAGGTATTTATTGCCTAAGTCATACCAATTCAGATGACAAGTCTAATCATAGACCAAATAATCAAAACAAAAAATCACCAACTGATGATCAAATAAGAAGATATAATCGTAGAGAAAAAATGATTGAACAAGAATATGGAATTATTGATTTTTTTGATAAAGATAAATAATTTCATTATATAAATGCCAAAATAATTGTCAGAAATGGTAGATGCAGCAACTTCATTTAAAAGGTCTGGTTACAGTGATGAAGATGCAGCAACTTTAGCTACTGTTGCTACAATGTTCCAGAATATAGCAGATGAACAAGTCAGCGCTGGTGATAGTGCTGACTTTATTATTGCTCAAATGAAAGCGTTTAATATCGAGGCTAGTGAAAGCCAACATATTATTGACGCAGTTAATGAAGTTTCAAATAATTTTGCAGTATCATCTAGTGATTTAAGTAAAGGTCTTGGTATAGCTTCGGCTGCTTTATCTGTTGGTAATAATAGTTTTGAAGAATTATTAGGGTTAATGACTGCATCAACAGAAATTACTAGAAATGCTAATAAATCTGCTCGTGGACTTGTTTCAGTACAAAGCCGTTTAAATCAAGTTGTAGACGAAAATAGTTCTATTGGTAAAAATTTGACTAAATGGTATCAAGAGCATAATGTTGTTTTGTATGATCAACAAGGGCAATTATTAAGTTTATTTGATGTTTTAAAACAAGTTGCTGAAATTTGGCCTACATTAACTAAAAATGAGCAAGCTTATTATTTAAATGAGCAAGCGGGTGCGAATCAAACTCAAAATTTAGCAGCCACATTGCAAAATTTCCAAGTGGCTTTAGATGCTACTACTACAGCATATCAATCTAATGGTTCTGCTATTAAAGAAAATACGGCATATATGGAATCATTAGAAGCTGAAACTAATAATATAAAAGCAACTTTTCAAGATTTATCTAATAATGTTATTGATAATGAATTAGTTAAATCAATTTTAAATTTAATTAATTCTGGGCTAAAAATATTAAATACTGATATTGGAGTAACCATAACACAATTTGGTTTGTTAACAGGTGTACTAACTGGTGGAATATCTATTTTTGGTACTTTGACTTCCTCTTTGTTAAATATGGTTAAAACTGGTAGTGGTTTATTAACATTATTTAAAACTATTACTAGTACTTCTACAGGTCTTATAGGTAGTTTTACTGCTATTTCTACATCTGCATTGCCTGTTGCCGCTAGTATAGCAGGTATAGCAGTCACATTATATGCTGTTAAAAAAGCAGCCGATTTTATTCGAGAAACATTTTTCCCTACTGCTGAGGAATTAAGTACTAGTTTAGTTGATACTGAAACTCAATTAGGGAAAAATAAACAACGATTAGAAGAAATTAATAGTTTACCATGGGCTGATAGAACTCCTGAAATTTTAGCTGAAAAAGACGCTCTTGTAAAAGAGAATGCCGAATTAGAAAAACAGCTAGAATTATTACAAATACAAAAAAGAGACTGGGCAGAAAGACAAGAAAACGCCAGTGTTGAAGTAGATACAAAAAGTTATTATAAGGTTTTTGGTCATAGCACACAATTTCAAACTATGGCCGATGCGATAGAATATGTTAATAAATTATATGGTGATACTCCTTGGCTTGCACAACAATATATTAAAAGTATTCAAGAAGTTGAAGAAAGTGCTAAATTGTCAGGGGATGCCCTTAATAATCGTTTAGCTAAAGGTATTCAGGAATATACTGATAAACTTGAAAACAATGTTCAAATATCGCAAGAAGAAGAAATAGCTTTTAATAATATTTTATCAGCAGCTAAAAATCAAGTTGATGCTTATAAATTATTACGTGATACTGGTGATCAATTAACAGAATCACAATTAAATTTAGTTGAAATATATGATCAGTATCAAAATTTAGTGACAACGGCTGCTATTGCTGAAAAAGGTTTTACTGATGCGATTATTTTAACTAGTGAGCAAGCACAAATTGCACAAAATATATATCCTGGATTAGCGAATGCTATAACACAAGTTGGAGATCATTATATATTAAGTGCTAATAGTGCTATTAGTAGCGCAAATAGTTTTATTACTGCTGATGGACGTATCATGGAATCTAATAAAAACATGGTACAACAATCATTAGATCAATTAGCGCTATTAATAGAAGCATATAAAAGTGTATATAGTCAATTAGCAGAACTTGGAGGAGCAAATGAAGCAGATTATGCACAGCGACATACTGCATGGTTGACATTACGCAATTTAGAAAAGGCTCAGTCTGATTTACAAGCAGCTGTGGACAAATCTGATCGTTTGGGTTATGTTGCTGATACTACATTATCAAAAACTCCAAGTAGTTCAACTTCTTCACGCACAACACAGAAAATAAAAACAGAAATTGATCTTTTAAAAGAGGAATTAGAGCTTTTAGATGATCGAGCATGGTTTTTAGAGCAAGATTTACCAGAGGACCCCTCTGAAAGTCAAGAAGAATTAAGTAAATATAAAGATATTCAAAATCAAAGAGTAGAAATTTTTAAAAATGCGCAAGAAAAAATTCTAGCTTTGATACAAGTATATCGTGACAAGGGCTATTCTGAAGAATCCGAGCAAATACGTGAATTAAAACATCTCTGGTATGATTATGGTAATCAAATCAAAGATATATATAATGATATAGAGCAAGCTTCACAAGAGGCAGCTGACAAGGCTAAAGAAGCATGGGAAAAATCTATGCAAGATACTATAGATAGATTAGAAGAACAAAAATCTATTTATGAATCATTCTTTAGTTATATGACAGATCGTATTGATGAACAAATTACTGCATTAGAAAAGCAAAAAGAATTTGAAGAGCAATACTGGGATGATAAAATTTCTGCCTTAGAAAAACAAAATGATGAAATTGAAAGACAAATTCAATTAGAACAATTACAAGATGCTTTAGCTCGTGCTAAACAGACTAATGTAATGGTTTATAAAGATGGTCGTTTTCAATATATTCAAGACATTGATGAAATTTCTCAGGCACAAGCTGACTTAGAAGCTTATGAACGAGAGGAAGCTCTTAGACAGGAAGTCTCTAATCTTGAGCAGTTAAAAAATCAAGCGATTGCTTCTATAGATCAACAGATTCAATATTGGGAATTATATAAAGAACAATGGTCTAGTGTTGTTGATAATTATCAAAAAGAACAAGAACGGCTATTAATTGAACAACAATTAGGTATTAGTTTAGAGGGTAATAATTGGATGACACGGCTCTCTAATCTTGAAACTTATGTATCTCAATATGAAGCATTAATGGCTCGACTTACTAGAGCACAAAATATGGCAAATATGGGCTATGCTAGTGGCTCTAAAGGAAACAAATGGGATATTTTGGCTGGTGGTAATAAATCTCCATGGGGATCAAGTTCTGGTGGCGGTAGCGGCGGTTCATCTAGTGGTGGTTCTCAAAAAGATTTTATGGAAAGTGTTGGGAGTGACCCAGATAATTATAAAGATGATGATACGTCTGGTTACATTCCTGGATATGACCCATCTATTGATTATTCACAAGCTTATAATGATTTAAAAAAGCAAGGAGCTTCACAGTCTGTTCTTAATAAAATTGAAGATTATCGTAATCAAAAAGTCGATGAAGTTTATGGAGGAAAAGACCCTAATCCCAATTGGAAACATGCATTGGGTACTTTATCAGCCCCAGGCGGTTTATCATTAGTTGGTGAACAAGGACCAGAAATGAGAGTATTAAATCGTGGAGATGGAATTTTACCGGCTGATATTACACGAAATTTATGGAGTTGGGGCAGTATAAATCCTAAAGATTTTAGTAATAAAAATTCAAATGGAAATACATTAATTACAATTGATAAATTTGCACCTAATTTACCCAATGTAAATGATGGTGCTGGATTTGTAAATTATTTGAAAAATAATTTTGGTCGTGCAATTATTCAAGCTCAAGGTGCTTATTAAAATATATATAATAGGTAGAAGTATATAATTTCTACCTATTATATGATTATATAAGGAGTAATGAAATGTCAGAATATGATAGAGTAATTCATGAGATCATAAAAGGCATTTCTTTTATGACTAATAATGCTATAAAATATCGCACCACAAAAATTTATGATGGTGTAATTGTTTCAAGTGCAGAAAATGGTAAATATAATGTTAAATATAATGGGTTAACTCATGCAATAAAATCTTATGGTCAAATATTACCTAGAAATGGTCAACTAGTCAAAGTAATTGTTCCACAAGGGAATCAAAATTTGGCATGGTTTTTTATACCTGGAGCTGAAGGAGGAGGAACAGGTGATGGAGCAACTTTTATTCCTTTTGTTTCTTCTGAGGGTATAATATCATGGACAAATGATAAGGGTCTGTCTAACCCCACACCTGTTAATATTAAGGGTCCACAAGGTAATACTGGCCCTCAAGGTGTACAAGGTGAGCGTGGATTACAAGGTGAACAAGGTCCACAAGGAGCAAAGGGTGATACTGGTCCTTATTTTACTCCGTCTGTTAATGCAGCAGGTGATTTAAGTTGGACCAATAATGGAGATTTAGAGAATCCATCTACTGTCAATATCAAAGGACCTAAAGGAGATATTGGTCCTCAAGGAGAGCAAGGAGATGTTGGTCCACAGGGTCCACAAGGTAATACTGGCCCTCAAGGTGTACAAGGTGAGCGTGGATTACAAGGTGAACAAGGTCCACAAGGAGCAAAGGGTGATACTGGTCCTTATTTTACTCCGTCTGTTAATGCAGCAGGTGATTTAAGTTGGACCAATAATGGAGATTTAGAGAATCCATCTACTGTCAATATCAAAGGACCTAAAGGAGATATTGGTCCTCAAGGAGAGCAAGGAGATGTTGGTCCACAGGGTCCACAAGGTCCAGCTGGCAGAGATGGATTTATTAGAAAATTTAGTGGTAGTTTAACAAATAGTGGATGGGTACAATCAGGGGAACAATATTATTTTCAAGTAACAATCAGTGATATGACTGAAAATGATGTGCCTAATGTTTATCCACAATGGACTAATCAATCTTCTCAGTTAACAGATTGGAATAAATTGGAAAATATACAAAGTTTCGCAGGGTATGTTAGATTTTATGCTACATCTGCTTTTACGTCAAGTGTAAATTATATTATAGCATATTAAAATAGAGGTGATTGAATGGCAAATACTTTGACTAGGCCAACTCTATTAAATGTCGCTGCTTTTGATGCTCATAACGAACAAATATTTACTTTTGCCATTGCTGGAACAACTGCACAAATTATAGCAAATAAATTAGTGATCAGAACCCAAACAGACAATCAAATTGTTTATGAGGAAAAACAAGAAAGCTTTAAATATGAGCATATTGTTAATGCTGATGAATTAACAAATAATACATATTATACTGCAACTATAACAGTATTTGATGCAGAAGGTAATGAATCTCCTGCATCCATCCCAATACAATTTTGGTGTTATACAACTCCTGTTATAACTTTTACTAATCTTCCTGCTAATAATATCATTCAAAATACTGTCTATAATTTTGAATTTTCATATACTCAAACCGAAGGCGAAAAAATTAATAGTTATATTGTTAATTTGTATAATAATTCTGATGTATTATTATCAACTTCTGGTTTGCAATATGTGTTAGATGGAACCCCTCCATTTACTGGTAGTTATTTAGTATCTGGTTTTGAAAATGCGACTTCTTATAAAATAGAAATTATTGGTACTACTATTAATAATACTGTAATTACTACTGGATTAATTAATTTGACTACACAATATATCAGACCAGATTTATTTACTTTAGTAGAATTAACTAATAATTGTGATGAAGGATATATTTCTGTACGATCTAATATTGTATTAATTGAAGGAACTAGTAACCCTGACCCCCCAACATATATAGATGATAAAGAGGTAGATTTAACTGACCCTGATTCATGGGTAAAATGGGATAATGGATATAATATATCTGGTAATATGACTACTAGAATTTGGTTTAGAAAACCAACACCATATGCTAAATTATTAGAATTTATTAATACAGCAGGACAAAAAATTAGTTTGTATTATATGCAAGGATATGAAACTGTAGAATCTAGTGATTTGCAATCTTATATAGAAATTTATGTAGAATCAATACAAAATACTTCTTATTACATTTTTAGTAATTATATTGATATTTTGCCAGATACAGAATATTATAATGTATGGATGACTAGAATAAATAATATATATCAATTACAACTAGCAAAAGTATAAAAGGAGTGATATAATGTTTCAATTTATTGGATATCATCCTTTTTCTGGACCTGATGCTTTAAATTCAGCTCCTTCACAAGTAGATAATATTACAACTACTACTTTGACTAATGCTATTTTTGATCATTTTAATGTTACAAAAAAGACTGATCTTGAATTTAATACAACAATTCCTGTAGATTGGGATTATGATACTATTATGAATGCAGATTTTGATGGCAATATTAATGCAGGGAATGTAGACTTTTTAATAGATCAAATTAGTGGAGTAAAAATTAAAAGAAGAATTAAAGGGACTTTTGATTGGATTACTTTGGAAACTGTACCAATCTCTAAAGTAGAGGATTTAAATTTCCTATTTATTGATAGATTAAATGCTTGCAATGTAGAGTATGAATACGCTTTAGTACCAATTTTAAATGATATTGAAGGCGATTATATTATAAATCAAATCTTGTCTAAATTTAATGGTGTTTTTATTGGCGACTTTGATTCTATTTATAAATTTTTATATGATGTACAATATGGTAGCAATGCTAGAAATCAGCAAGTAGGGACCTTTATGCCATTGGGCAGACAATATCCTATTATAGTAGCTAATGGGTTAACTAGTTATGAAAGTGGTACTGTTACAGCTACAATTTTAAACGATGATTTTACTGAAACACACATGATCAATCCAACTGCTATAGTAGAGAAAAAAGAGATTTTAAAAAATTTCTTAACCAATAAAAAAGCCAAGATTTTAAAAGATTGGAATGGTAATTTTTGGCTTTGCTTTATTGTAGACAATGTACAAATGACTTATAAAAATGGGTCTGGAATGGCTGTGCCACAAATTCAATTTTCTTGGACTCAAATTGGTGACGGAACAAGTCAGCAAGATTTGTATATGAATGGCATTTTAGATGAACCAGGTTAATGAGGTGTTGATATGCCAACATTAAATATTACTACTGAGCAATTACGTACTGTAATGCAAAGTGTACAAAATAGATATGTAAGATTAGAGTTACTAAATTATCAATATCAAACAGTGGATAATTTAGAAGGCATTGCCACATCTGGCTCTATTACTATTGATGCAAATTCAGATATTAGGAGAACTGCAAGTATTGTTTTTGTAGTTACAGATGGCAGTTTTGATGTTCAATCAGGCGGTAAAATTTGGCTTGATAAATATATTAGGTTATGGGTTGGAGTACAAAGTTTTGGGAGCGGAGATATTGAATGGACTAATTGTGGTATGTATATTATAGATGCGCCCAATTACCAATATGATATAGAAACTAATACTTTATCTTTAAGTTTATTAGATTTAATGGCAAAATTAACTGGCGTTAGAAACGGATTTTTAAAGGGTGTTACAACTGTTTTTAAAGCTGGTGAAAATATTCGCCAAGCTATTATAGATACTTTAGCTCTTGCTGGATTTACTAAATATGTAGTAGAAGAAGCTCCAAGCCCCGGTACAATACCTAATGATTTAGAATTTAATATAGGCTCGACTGTATATGATTTATTAACTGGGCTAAGAGATATTTATCCTGATTATGAAATGTATTTTGATTTAGAAGGTACTTTTTATTACAAACTAATCCCCAATGGAGAAAACGACCCTATATTAATTGATGATACTGTTTGGCAGCATATTGTAATTTCAGAACAAATAGATGTAGATTTCCAAAATGTAAAAAATAGTATAGAAGTATTTGGAAGAACTCATGACCCTGATCATTATTCAGAAACCAATACTGTATCAGGAGATACTATTAATTTAACTATAGCTGATGTAACTTCTTATACCGAAGATTTAATTTATGGTTTTACTTTAACAGACAACCCAGGTTATACCAATATGAATTTAAAAATTAATAATTTAGCCTCTTTACCAATTAGATTAAGTGATGGTACAACTTCTGCCGTTATACAAGCGGAAGAAGGAGATATTTATTTTTGTGTACAATATAAAAATACTTATTGGAATTGGTTGGGGCATTTACAAGCTTATGGTTTTGCAGAAGATACAAATAGTGATAGTCCATTTTATGTAGATGGAACAGTAGGGCGTATTAGATTACCATTGTATGATGGAGAATATGAAAACTGTTTAAGTGATGATTTAGCTCAACAAAGAGCTGAATATGAGTTATGGTTACATACAAATATGAATAATAATATACAATTAACTTGTGTTCCTGTGGCTTGGATGGATGTTAATATTAAAGTGTCATACACAACTCATAGAGATAATAAATTAGATCAATATATTATTAAATCTATAAATTTCGGTTTGGCTCCAAATGATAATATGAATATTACCATGATTAAATTTTACCCATCTACTCCTACAATTGTAAAACATTATACATAAAAAGAAAGGAGTGACCAAATATCAGTATTCTTTATCCAGATTTAAATTTGTCTAATTTTCCAGATAATTTAGATTCTTTTACTCAAATGCTAGATATGTTAGCGTCTGATGGCCCATTGGTTAAACAATATATGGATGCTATGAATTCTGGGAACCAAACATTAGCAAATCAAATATTTAGCCAAATTCCGTCTGCTTCACAAAAAATTATTCAAGCTGTTGATTTAAATAAAATGACACAAGCTATTCAAGCTGTAGAAAGATTTTACAAAACTGATGTGCAACCAGTTATTGAAGAAAAACAAACTGCTTGGATTAATGAAATTGAACGTTTTGAATATATAGGAACTTGGAACTCTGGTTCTTCTTATACAATATATAATATGGTGACTTACACAGTAAATGGTATCACTCAATTGTATATTGCTACTGCAACCCCTCCTGTTGGTACAGTACCAACTAATACAGGATATTGGAGAGTACTGACTATGCAGGGAATTCAAGGCATATCAGGAGAAGGATTAAATTATAGATATGCTTGGAATCAGAATACTCAATATAGTGTAAATACAGCTGTGACTTATGATGGTAATTTATGGCAAGCTATACAAGAAAGTCAAGGAGAAGTTCCTAGTTTAAATTCAGAATATTGGAAATTAATTGTTACATTAGAAGCTACAACTTATCCAATACAAAATATACAACCTTCAGCTCAAGATGTTGGAGGTTTATGGTTTAATACAGCAGGAAATCCAACTAAATATTATTTTTTATTGCCATTAGATAATCCAGCAAATGAAAATGATATACGTTTAGGAAAACAAGTATATAATGAAACAGGTACTTTATTGACTGGTACTTGGGGGGGGGATGTATAGTGTTACTATACAATTAAGTTATAATACAGAGGTGACATAATGTCTAAATTATTTAGTGACTATCAAATTGGAGATATTGTTAAATTAAAACATACACAATTTTTAAGAAATTGGGTTGTGGTTCATCAAGGCAACCCAAATACTAATATATACAATAATTCTTGTAATGGAACTTGGCTAGTGGGTACAATAGGCCCTGATATTGTGTCAGGTGCATGGAATGGAACACAAATTAATACACTGCCTGATAGTGCTATTATGAATAAATTAGAAGAATATTTTACTACTAAGTTAGATTCTTCTATTCAAGCTGCTACTCATAATGTAAAAATTCCATATGCTAGTGGTAATAATACAGCAATAGCAAATATATTAGACAATGGGTTAAGTTGTCATTTATTTCCATTAAGTGGTCATGAAGTAGTTTCTAATTTAAGTACTCAGTCAGTAGTTGCAGAAGGAAGTATATTAGATTATTATAGTGCTAATTCTCCTGTAATGTTTTTTGAAACTGGTTATCAATCACAAAATTATTGGCTTAGGTCCCCTCTAAATAATAACAATATGACCTCATATTATGTTAATAATTCAGGATTGTTGAATACTGCAACTGTCACAACAACAGGATATATATACATACCTGCTATGGTAATTTCTGGTTTATTAAATGATGACGGGACTGTAACATCAGCTACAATTTCTGGAAGTGATTCTGATCTTGGCACAATTGCAGAAGATATTACTTATACTGTAACATTAAGTTCAAATGTGTCTAATATTCAAACGACTGTAAGTGTTAATGGCGCTCCTATTTCAATTATTAATAATACAGTTTCAGGGCAGCAAAATAAAATATATGTAGTTGATTTACCCACAGGATATAATACTTTAGAAATTAATTGTTTAGACACAAAAAGAATTTATATTTATTATAAAGAGCCAGCAGATATAGGTACTATTGGTCATGTTATTCAATTATCAGATGAAACTAAAGATCAAAAATATTGGCCCAATACTTTATCTGAAGCTGTATCTGCGCCTCCAATTTTTGGCGGAAATGTTTTAAATGCTTTAAATTTGTTAAGTAATAGTGTATTGTATAGCAAAACACAAAATAAATATACTCCATATAATATTGATTTGTCTACTGTTCAAGTTGGCGACATTGTAAAGATACCATTTGATAATAAATTAGTTGATCATATTGTTGTACACAAAGGAAATCCGGCTCCTGAGATTTATGATTCTAGTTTCAACAATGGTATTTGGTTATGGATGCAAAATGAAGTTGAAGAATTATATTGGAATAATACTTCGACAAATACTTTGGCAAATAGTACTATTATGACCACAATGAATGGTTATGTAAATAGATATGAAGAACAAATTGCCAATAATTTAATTCAAGTTAAGGTTCCTTATATGACTAGTGGCACATCATATACCCCGAATATATTAGAAAATGGTTTGTCAGCAAAAGTTTTTCCTTTAGACACAAAAGAATTAGGAGATAATTCTAATAGTACTGCGGCTGCAATATTAGATTATTTTACTACAGATGCACAAAATAAAAGAAAAAGAACAGACTATAATTATTGGACACGAAGTTGTGTTCAATCACTGGCAAATAGCGTATATTTTGTTCTTGCTCAAAGTGGTAGTATTAATGATTATGCTGTAACAAATCAATTTTCTTATGTTCCAACAATAATATTACCTAATGATTTTACAGCGCAATATTATGTGTCCTCAGATAATAGTGTATATACTGAACAAAAATTTATTGAAGGATATAGTGATATAAATCATAATTCATTTGATATTACATCAACTTTCATGGATTTTGGTCAATATACTGGTGATGGTAAAAATTTAAAAAGTATATATACTAAATTATTAAATCCAAAATTATTTATTTTGTTATATAATTTACAGGCATATAATTACACTTATTGTATTGGCATATATACCAATCCTAATTTATTTGGATTAGTTCAGACAGGTAGTGGTGTAGTATCATCAATACAAAATGCAAAAATTACATTTGAAAAAAATAAAATTACATTAGATGGTAATATACAAGGTACTAATAATCAAGGTGCTGTATATAGCTGGTGCGCTATTGGTTAATTAATAAGAATAAAAAGAAAAGGAGGTGATTTTCTTGCCAAATCCTAATACTTTGCCTTGGTTACATTATCAAGATATACAAATTCCAGATGTTACATTAAGAAATCAATTTAATAATTATATGTTAAATGCTAATTTTCAAGAGGCTATAAAAATATTAAATCAAAATAAATTACAATTAAATGGCAAAGCTTATATAGCTGAAACTATTAATATTATGACTAATGCTTTATATGATATTGAAGATAGATATTATCAAGGTGTTATTGTTTTCTTATCTACACAGGCTCAAAAATGGTATAACTTAATTAATAATTTGAAAAGAATAGGTACATATAATGATAGTCAAGAATATGAAATTAATAATTTTGTAATATATAATGATTTAGTTTATTTAGCTATTCAAAAGCCTCCTATTGGGACAGCTCCAAATGATGATACATATTGGTTATTAATTGGTTTAAAAGGTGAACAAGGTGCTCCTGGTATTGATGTGGTTATGCAATATGATTGGAATGGTAGCACCACTTATAGCACCAATGATTTAGTTGTATATAAAGACAATATTTATGTAGCATTAAAAAATAATGCAGGTGTTGAGCCAACTACAAATGATAGTATATGGTTATTATTTTTAAAAATAGATAAAGGATATATTGTAGTTGGAACTGATTATACAAAAACACCTACTCAAAATTCTATATGGTTTAAAACAAGTGTTAATCCATTAGAGTTGACTACATCTGATCCTATATATGGGCAATTTGTAAGATATGATGCTGTTTCCAAAACTTGGGAAGAAATGTACCCAAATACTGTATTTACATGGGTGAATGGACGAGAAAATTATGCGAAACCTCTGATTATAGATCAAATTAATATATATCCTAACCAATGGAGCAATTATCAATATACTTATACTAATGATGTTATTTCAACAGCAACAAAAGTTATAGTAAAGCCAACTTTTAATATTACAGAAAGTCAGCAGTATTATTATAATTTATTATCCCTAAGTATTCAAAATAATACAGCTATATTTACAATCACAGAAGTACCTACAAATAATACAGATTATTTGCCTATACAAATTTTAATACAATAGAAAGGAGTTGAATATTAATATATGTCTATTAATTTTAGATTATCATATTTACAAAGTGTTAATAATTATGTTGATTTGTTTTTAGCGACAGGTATGCAAGGTATTGTAGATAATGATATAGCTTTAAAATATTCAACTCTTGATGTAACAATTCCTGTTACTACTGAAAATATTCAAACAATTAGTATTACACCAACAAATAAACAAGTACAATCGCCAGTAGAAATGTATTTATTAAATGGAGATCAAAATGCTCAGGATGCTTATGGCACTATTTCTCAATTTCAAGTAACTGAAAACAGTTTGATTTTAACTAGATTATATAGTTTGCCAAAAACAGAAATTCAGGTAAGATTATTGTTTAAGGAAGGAGGAACTTAATATGCCTTCAAATTTAGGAGCTACACTTACAATTAAAACTAATGATGGAACATTAGTTCCTCTTTATCCATATACTACACAAGAACAGGTATCAGACTGGAAAACTGGGGAAATTTTTGGACCTTACCAATTAACTTTAACTGCTGCGGGTTGGTCAGATTTAGAACAAACTGTATCTTTACCAGGAATTACACCTAATGATATACCTTTTTGTTTAAAAATATTAACAGGCGATATAGACAATATGAAAAAACAAGATAAGGCATATACTTTATTAAATCCTAATTATGGAATTGAGTCTTTAACAGATCAAGTAAAATTTCGATGCACTTCTTCTGCACCAACCATAGATTTAACTGTACAAGTAAGCTGGACAAGATAGATGGTGAAAATATGGAAAAAATTAAATATATACCTTTTAATTCAATTGAAAAAATCGAATTATATCAAAACACATCAAAGCTGACAATTCAAAATATTATCAAAAATAAATCAAATAGTCAATATGATTTATATGCTGTTACAGGTAATTTTTATAATACTAATTGGAAACCTACATGTCATTTTAAAGCAAATAATGTAGTATATGCAAAATCTACAGATACATATTGGGGATATGCATGGAATACTCCCAATGATTTTAAAATGTTAATTGTACCTACAAATAGTGCTAATTATGCAAATCATTATGCTTGCTGTCATCTAATTGTTAATGGAGCAAAAGTAACTAAACCTCATTATAATAGTGATGTAAGCGGAACAAGAGGAAGAACAGCAATTGGTATTAGGGGTAATGAATTGGTACTTTATGCCAGTAAAGACGGTACTTCTGATGCTAAAACACCTGAAAAATTAAGAGATTATCTTTTTAATAAAGGATTAGATAGTTTAATTATGGGTGATGGCGGAGGCAAAGTAAATTATTATGGTGACGGCGAATATATTCAAGGAAAAGAAAAATCACAAAATTTATTTTTGATCTATGTAAAAAAAAACATAACGGATAGTACTAATGATAATTCACAAGATAGCCAAAAGTCTTTATCAATTACAACTCGATTTTTAACAAATAATCCTCGTCAAAAAGCACATAAGTCTAAAAATAAAACAGGTGTAGTACAACATAGTACTGGTACACCAGGAGCACAAGCAAATTCTTTTTTGTCTAATTGGAATAAATCTAGCTGTGAAGCAGAAGCAGAATTTATTATAGATGATACTGGTATATATCAATGTTTAGATATTGGTATTAGAAGTTGGCATTGTGGTGGAACAGGTAATAATACACATGTAGGTATTGAAATTTGTGAGCCAGAAGATGCACGATTTTTAGATGCTAATTGGTATAATTTATCGCAAAATGGGAAAAATAATACTACTTTTGCGGTTAAGGCTGTACAACAAGAATTAGATGCTAGAGGATATGATACTAATGGTATAGATGGCATTTTTGGTAGTGGCACTAAAAATGCAGTCATTAAATTTCAACAATCACAAAAGTTAAGTGCTGATGGTATTGTTGGAAAAGATACATTACATGCTTTGCAAAATCGAGAAAATTCTTTTGTTAAATATAGTGTAGATAAAAATCAATCTTATTTTGAAGATGTGTATAGGAAAGCAATTTATACTTGTGGATATATTCTAGCCAAATCAAAGGTAAAAACTGTAACAGAGAATAACGTTTTGTCTCATGCAGAGGGGTACCAAAAAGGTATTGCAAGTAATCATGCAGATGTAGGACATTGGTTTCCATTGCATGGTAAAACAATGGATGATTATAGGGAAGATGTTCAGAAATATATGAATACTGGTATTTTACCAAATTTTAATCAAAATTCATCTGACTCTAATATGAATGATTCTGACGCACCTGCTTTAGATGATTCTAATTCTTCTAAATATACAACTCCTGATTTGTCTAGTTGGGCGCAAGCATCTTGGCAAAAAGCATATGATAAAGGAATTATAGACGGTACGAATCCTACTAATCCTGTTAGTAGAGAACAAATTAGTGTAATGTTTGATCGTTTAAAACTATTAAATTAAGGAGATTACATATGACTGATATTGCAAATTTATTATTTAATTTAGAAAAAGTTGGTTGCGGAGCAATTATATTTTTAATGGCTTATGTAGCTAATATTTTATTAGGTGTTTGGAAAAATGTCAAAATTGAAGGTTATGTTTTTGATTGGAAAAAAATTGCAACCAGTGCTATAAAATATGTAGTATTAGGTTTTGCTATTGCTTTATTAAGTATTACTATTGCTTTAATTCCTCAATATGCAACTTATATAGGTTTAGAATTAGCTCCTGAAACTTTAGAAACTATTGATTCTACAATTATTGTAGGCTCTTTCTTAGTAGCTACAACTAATTATGCTGTAGACGCAATAAAGAAAATTAAGGCATTATTAAATGTAATTACTGAATAAAGATCACTTTTGTATATTGAAACAGAGGTGAGATAATGGTTATAACAATTAGTGGCACACAAGTACAAATTATTGGCGATCTAGAAATTATGTTTCAACATGATAATTTAGTACATACTTTAGCTGCTGTAACAGATAAAGACGAATCGTGGGAATATAATATTGACATAGAGATACCTTCAGAAAAAAGATATAATTCTATCATTATGACTCGCAATGCTAATATGTTATCTGTAGATTTAACTAGACAAATGTTACCTTATGATGGAAGATATGTTTTTCAATTTAGAGGAACTAATAAAAATGGAGCTGTATATCATACTGATAAATTTAATTTGTGGATTAAAGACAGTATAGATTTAAATAATGCCTATAATCCTATGCCGTCTAGTTTTTATCAATTAGAACAGTATTTTAAAGATAATGTGCAAAAAGTAGAAGATATAGCTGATAAAATTACTTCGGGTGAATATACTGGTGCAACTTTTACTCCAATAGTGAGTGAAGATGGAGAATTATCATGGACCAATAATGGTGGATTAGAAAATCCTGAGCCAGTGAATATTAAAGGTCCACAAGGATATCAAGGCACTCCTGGCAAAGATGGTGAAGCTGGACCTCAAGGAATTCAAGGTGTGCAAGGAAATCCTGGAACGGCTGCAACTATTACTGTAGGGTCTGTGACTAAAGGAGACAATCCATCTGTAACAAATAGTGGCAATGAAAATCAGGCTGTGTTTGATTTTGTATTACCTAAAGGTGATAAAGGAGATATAGGCGAATCTGGCCCACGTGGTGAACAAGGTTCTCCTGGTTTTGTATTTACGCCATCAGTTTCAACAGAGGGCGTAATTTCTTGGACCAATGATGGCAGTTTAGATAATCCAACACCGATAAATATTAAAGGGCCAAAAGGTGACACAGGCAATACTGGGCCTCAAGGACCTATTGGTTTAACTGGTGAACAAGGGCCCCCAGGAACAGCAGGTAAAGACGCTCCATATTATCATATAATGGATGCTTTTTTAAAACCTAGTGAATTAGCAACTATTACATTGCCTATTGCTTGTTCTCAAGTATTTTGTGCTCATTGCTTAGTTGATAATACAAATGTAGCACAAAATTATTTATTATATTTAAGTAATAATGGGGAGAGTAATTCAAGTCAAAATTTGACAGGGACATTACAAACAAATGGTACGACTTTATTATTAACTAATTCACATTCTAGTAATTATATGATGATTAGAATTGGAATGGTAGAAAATGAATAAGAAAGGTAAGTGGTATAATGGCTTTTAAAATTACTCCTGATGGTGGTTTTTATGTTGATGATACTTCATTTAATGTAGATTATAATAAAAAGCAGGCGTCATTAAAAGGTGGAACAAGTGGTAATGATATTACTGCTGATGGCGGAATGTTTAACCTTAGTACTGTATTATCTGGCGACGAAACATTAAACATTGAATTAGCTGATAGCAATAAAACTGCTGGTATTGGATTTAGTGCTGAAGGTGTAACTATTTCCAGCGAAACTGATGATAGTCCTACTGCTAGTGTTCGTGTTATTGAGAATACAGTAGAAATCAAGGGTAATAATACAACTATGACTGTTAATAGTACTGGGGTAAGTTTTGGAGGCGCAGCTTTAAAAAATGTTGGCACTATTGGCGGTAGTTCTGGTGATGTAGTTATTGAAAATAATCTTGATTTAAATAATCATAAAATTTCTAATATTGCTACTCCAACAGATAATAATGATGCAGTTAATAAGTTATATGTAGATAATAAAAAAGGTGTAGCAGTTGCAAATCCTGCTGGTACTGAAGGGGAACAGTTACAAACTACTTTAAATGCTTTATTAACAAGTCTAAGAAATGCCGGTTTAATGCGCAATCATAAGGAAGGTGTGAAATATGCCTAATTTTTGTGGTGGCCTTAAATATGATCATGATACATTGAAAGTTAAAAACGGCATTGTTACTATTTTTGATAATGATGAATCTTTGACTAATATTGTTACTCCATGTGGACAATTTTTTGATGGGAATATTTTTGAAGTTGTTAAAGTTGATGGGTCTAAAGTGTTAACTGCTACTGGTATTGATACTGATATTCCTATGTTATCAATTATTAAAAGTTCATGTGGATTAAAATTAGATGCAAGATTTTTCTCTCTTAAAGAAAATAAGGAATTAATATATCATGAAAGACATATTTTAGAAGTTTTAGTCAATCCTCCTACTGCACAATATATAATTATAGTAACACAAAATGAGGAACCTATAGAACCATTTGAAGGTACAGATAATATATTTCCAATGGATGAAATAGATGCACAATATAGTATAAGTGTTACTGCTGATAATTATCAAGAATTTACACAACAAGTAACAGCTGATGCTGATCATATTGTAACAGCTGTTTTAACACCTGTTCAGTCTGAATAAAAAATAGGGATAGATTCTTAATTGAGTCTATCCCTATTTTTTTTACTTTTTAAGCATTTAAAAAATCATCTTCGCAATCATCATATCCATTATCATATCCTTTATTATATCCTTGTGCATGACCTTCATCATATTGTTTAAAAAATGCTTTGAATAATCTTTCATAAGCTGTTATGCCTTCTAAATAATTATCAAATTGCATAGACAAAATTGGCGAAGGATAATTACTATCAATAATTACAATTTCAATATCATCAACATCATTTATATTAAAATATATAGTTGGATAAATCATTGTTTATTTACCTGTGGAACCAAATCCATTACTTCCACGCTGAGTTTGATCTAATTCGTCCACTTCTAATAGATTGACTTTATAATAAGGAATAAACATTAGTTGTGCTATTCTATCCCCATGATAAATAGTTTGTGAAATATTGCTATCATTATGTAATGGGATAATATACTCTCCTGTATAATCTTCGTCACATACTCCTACACAATTAGCAGGACGCAACCCTTGTTTGGTAGATAATCCAGAACGAGCTAAAATTAGACCTGCATAACCTTCTGGGGGTTGAAAAGCAAAACCGCAGCCAATTTTAATAGTAGCATGAGGAGGTAATTTAATTCCATAAATATTTAATTCTTCATTTTTTGCAATAAGATTCGCAAAATCTGAGTGGACCGTTTTAAATGTATTAACTGTGTCTTGATTAAAATCAGCATATAAGTCAAGGCAAGCAGCTTTTTCAGAGCCATAAGTAGGATAAATTGCAGTATCAGATAAACGCTTCATTTTAATATTCATAATATACCTCTTTTTATTTTAATTAATTAATTAGGAATAGTTAATAATAAATTACGATTGATATAAGAATTACTTTTTTGTTCTAATAAGTCTGCCATTGTTTCTATAGCTGATTTCAACTCTGGATTTGCCCCACTATTTTTATTGCGTTCTTTATAGATATGAGCAAATTCTGTTAATTGACAACGAAAAATGAAATTAGATGGGATGGATAGCATATAAAGTCCACGTTTAACATCTTTATTATCTTTCTCAGATTCTAGAATATATCCATTAACAGTTTTAATATAAGTATGATCTTTATATTCAATAGTTTCAGGCATTTTCATATTAAGAAAATCTAAAACTTCGTCTGTGGTAAGAATTTTATTTTGATAATATTCTGATTTTTCGCCATGAAAAAAATTTGCTAAACGTGTTGAACTACGAATAATACGATTATTCATACGCATAGAGTGAGCATCTAAATCATCTTGCCCCGCCCTATGCAATCCATAGACTGTAAAGCTAAGATCAATAAAACGGAGTAAAGTCATATGTTTTGTGCCCCATTTAAACAATGTATCAAGCCATTCTGTTAATTGTTTATTTTTTAAATGTAGATCACCTGATGAATTAGTATGATCTCTAATCAATTCTCTAACTTTTTTTTCTAAATCAGGAGTTAAAGTTCTTTTACTTAAAAACATTGAAATTATTGCGTCATCCCAGCCATCAATATGATTTAAATAAATTTCCATTGATAATATATAAGTCCTTTCTTTATTCTAAATCATCTCTAATTGCTTCACATACATAAATATCACATTCATTATCATCATAATTATATATTAAATATAATACTTTGTAAATAGTTTCTTTATAAAAAATAAAATCATGACGTTTTGGTAAATTTTGTGCTGATGAAATAGTAAATAAAAATTTTTCAGACCCAAAATGATTTTCAAATACTTTATATTCTATTTTATTCCTCATATAAAACAATTTTGTTTTGATTTAATGAAGGCTGTACTTGAATGATACGTTGGTTAGATGAGCCTTTAAATTTTAAAGTCAAATCTTTTTTTGACTCTATAAATTCTCCATCAACTAAAACATCAACATTTTTAACTAAAGATTGTCTAACTAATAAAGTAGCATTTGATAACGATCTGGCTTTTGTAGGGAAAATATATTCCCATGTAAATCCAGACCATAGCCATATATTTTTATTTAATTCATGGACTTTTTTACATAAAGAAATTAATTTTACCATGCCATCTATATTTTGCCATAACGGGTCTCCACCTAAAATGGAGAGACCCGTTGTATAGTTAGACATAGAAGATAAAATTAAATCTTCGGTTTCTTGTGTATATAGTTTTCCATAATTATAATCTTGCGCTTCTTGATTAAAACAATTTTGACAATGAAATTGGCATCCAGACACAAATAAAGATGTGCGTATTCCTGGTCCATTGGCTATATCTTCTAATTGAATACCAGAATAATTCATTATTCCTCCAAAAATTTTTTATGCTTTACTCTCATTTCAACTTCTTGTTGTTTTCCTTTATTAAATGCTGTAGTGTAGTTATTTGTTAAATCGCTTTTTGGCGGACTGTTCCTTACTCCTTAGAGTTGTCGTGTCCAGTCTCTGCATTTTGGTAAAATAAATCATAATCATAAATATGCTTACGTTCTTTCCTAAGTTTCCATGCAATTTGTGGGATTGTTTTATTATATTTTTTACTTAAATATTTAGCGCAGTCAGCTTTGCTGTTAAAAAATTTTTGATCTTCTGTGCTGATAATTGTAACACAAATTGCACGATTGTCCCTGGCCTTTTGTAAATTTTCGCTTCCTTTTTTACTAATGTTAGTATGATCACGATTTTTCATTTGTTGGCTTTTTGTAACATATCTTAAATTGTGCCAATCATTATTGTGTGCGTTTTTGTCAATATGATCTACTTCCATTTTATCAGGGCAATCACCTAGCCAGCATTCAGCCACGATTTTATGAATCATACATCTTTTAATTTTAGAATTTTTACGCCCTCCCAAATGTACAAATGTTACATAATATCCATATTTAGAATGATGTTTGTCTAATTTAATTTTAAGTTGTTTTTTAGATTTCACATTTCTAAAAATGGTTCCGTTTTCATTTATTTCATATAAATAATTTAATGATTTAATTTTCCGAAACTCAAGATTTGAATTTTCTTTTTTCATCCCTTGATACCTCCTTAATCATTTTTTGATTTCTGACCCTAATAAGGTCCAATTAAGGAAACTTCATATTATAAAATATGAATTTACGACATTTAGGGGCTTATCCAAATGACTAACCCCGTTACACGGCGAAGCCGTTTAATATCATCACTGTTACATTGAGGACAGGTGTCATTCATTTCATCACAATATCCACAATTCATACATTGATCGTTAGGTACATTAATAGCAAAATATGGAATATCTTTATCCATAGCATAATTAACAATAGTTTCGAGAGCATCAATATTATTTTTTGCGCCTGCATCTAATTCTATATAAGTAATGCAGCCAGCAGAAGAATAACCTGTTAATTGAGACTCGATATTAATTTTCTCAAAAGGTGTCATTTCTTTCCAAACAGGAACATGAATAGAATTAGTAAAGAATTCTTTATCAGAAACATTTGGAATTATACCATATTTTTCTTTAAATTTTTGCATTGATGTGTAACATAGATTTTCTGCCATTTTATTTGGACTATATTTTTATCATACTTTTCGTATGTAATCGCTCTTTCGCTTTCGCTACTCTACTTTACCTTATCGGATTTCGATAGTCTCTACACATTTATTGTTGTTTGATTAAAAAATAAGTATTACTTTTTGTTTTGTTTTTGTATTATATTTATATTGAATAATAATAAATAACTACATTAATGATGGGTCTGATTGAAAACGAAAATAAAAAGGCTTTCTTACAGGTTTTTTATATTTGCATTGTCGCAATATTGTAGTTAATGCAATATTAGTTTTTAGATGTGCTTCTCTTGCACTTCCATATCGCTCTAACTCTTTATTAGTATAAGTACTAAACATTACAACAGGAAAAGATTGTGAATCATTATAGCCTTTATCATTTATTGCTAAACCATTATTATAGGCTTTTTGTGTATTTTCTTTTACTGTTGTCCAATATAAATTATCAACTCTATTATCTTTTTTTATGTTATTTCTATGACCCACAATAGGAAGATTATTTGGATTTGGAATAAATGTTTTGGCAATTATAATATGAAGTCTACATTGTTTAATTTCATATTTCTTATTTTCTTTAATAAATTTAATGGGAGCATATACATAACCATTGTGTTTATTTATCGTTGTTGTATATTGAAAATATTCACCATAATGTTTGTGCTTTGATTTTTTCCCAGTATTACGATTAAGAATTGTTCTAGTTTCAATTCCAAACAATTTGCCATCTATTGTTACCCAATTTAAAGCGCCTTTAACTTGTTTTGCATTATAGGGTAATTCTTTTAAATATTGATTCATTTTCTTTTCTTTCTTTATAAAATCAAACAACAAATTTAGCACGGTATTCCTTTTGGTTCACCGTTTTAAGCGATTTTTTCACAATGTATTGCTACATTGGCTCCCACAGATGCTATATATTACATTCAGGAGTAAAGTACACACCAAAGTTTAATTTGTATTCTTGTTTAAACTCATTACAACGATCTTTAAATAATTGTTCAATTCTTTTGGCTAATTCCATTCCTTTTTCTGTTGTATGATCACAGCCAATTAAAATTTGCAGCGTTTCTGCTAATCCAATTTGGCCCACAGCTAATGTACCATGTTTTAAAGCACTTCTAATTCCTTCTTCTGGAATATATCCTGCCATTAATCCATTTTCATACATAAATTTTGCAGAAGCAGAATTTTGAGAAGCAATCCATTCAAAACGTTCAATTAACATATCTTTGGCTTCATGGATTTTAGTATCAAGTAAAAACATAAATTGTTCTACATCTCTATTAGCTTCCATAGCTAAAGTAGGCATAATAATTGTGACAGGACAGATGTTGCCACGTCCATCTTTTAATTGCCCTAGACCATTAATATCCCAACCATTTGCGGTTCTACATCCCCAAAATGTTCACATTACATCGTTACTATAACGCCGTTTATTAAACTGCTATATGTTACCATATAGTTCAGACTATATCATAAACCAATATTGTTTTATCCTTTATTGGTTTCCTATCTTTTCCATTCACTTGAATGTACTCTACTTGGTTATTCAATAAAGTTTTTCTCTTTATTTATCCGTTCGATAGTCGTTTAGTTTTATTACTTAATTAAATCCAGATAGATTAACTTATATCCTTTACAACTAACTTGTTTTTCATTACAACAGTTGTATACATTTGTTCTGGTGACTTTATGAGCAAATAATTAAGTAATTTAACACAAGATTGTCCTTATAACAGAACCAAATTATAAGGAGTTTCCTTGTTTAGATAGGTTTTTCCATAATATATTACTATATTAGGCCACAGTTTTGTTTATGGTGCTGAAATAAGTTTTTGGGTCATTAACATCATATCCAGCGTTACCAGACCAATCTACATTTGCATAATTTGGATAAAGTCTTAATGCGGTTGATTTTAAAGCCAATAAAAACAAATCATAGTTTGGTTCTCCTGGTTTTCTATTTATACCTTTCATACACTGAAAAATTCCACAAGGAAAAATAGAGGTTCTATGTAGTTTACCAATTCCTTTAATGGAAGTATCAAGTAATGCTTTAATAATCATTCTTCCTTCTGGCAAAGTGCAAGTGCCATAATTTATAGAAGTAAAAGGTAACTGATTACCTGAACGTGATTGAAGAGTATTCAAATTATGATACATACCTTCAACAGCTTGATAAATTTCTTTTTCTGTCATATCTATAGCATAATGATATGCTTTGTTGTTATGGGAATCGTTTGCTTCAATGTCGTCAAAAGATAGTTCTGAGGGAACTCTATTATAGTCATCCCAAGGTTGTAAATATTTAACACCATCCCTGAAATGCTTTGCAAAACTTTTTCGTACATAGGGAACCATAGTCCAATCTAAATGAGTTGCCGATACACCGCCAAATTGTTGCAAACTTTGAAGCTGAAAAATAACAGCCACAAGTTGAAAAGCAGTATTGACACTTTGGGCAGGGCGTACATCAGTTTGTCTTGTATTAAATCCATTTTTTAATAATTCATCAAAAGGAACAGATAGACAATTATGCATGCCTACAGCATATGCATTAAGATCATGAATATAAATTTCATTATTTAAATGATTATTTCTAGCCATTGGAGAAATAATATAATCTAAAGCGTATTTACGCATTATTATATCAGAAGCTTCCCCAATTTTACCACCAAAAGATTCTTCATCAATATTAGCATTTTGATTTTGAATAGAACGGCCTTGTAATTTGTCTGCTATTGCATCTATTAATTCTTGATATTGTGAACGTGCTAAATTATGCAAATATCTATATCTAATATAAGATTGAGCAATATCTTTCATACCACTTGTCATTAATTCACGCTCAACAATATCTTGTATTTCTTCGACATGAATATTTGTATTATATAATCTAATTTTATGTGCGACATTATTTATAACTAAATTTAAATCAGGTTTGCTAATTTTACCTCGTGTTTCTTTCATAGCTTTTGATATTGCATTGATGATTTTTTCTTTGTCAAAATCTACAATGCTACCATTACGTTTAATTACTCGTATAATATAGCATCAGTCCTTATATAATATATTAGAAATTAGATATAATCTAATTTCTAATATATTATATCATATATAGTTGTCAATTATATTAATTAGTTATAAATTTTTTGTAAATTATAGCATAAACTGTTAAATATTGTTAGTAATTAATAGATTTTTTAACCATGTATATCTAGTTTTGTTTTCTTGAATTGGCAAAGCAGATTGAATGGTATTAATATCTGAAATTAAATATAATTGTTCTTCAGCACGTGAAGCACCTACATACAATAAGTTACGACTTAAATTCTTTTGATGCGATTTATCTACTAATAAAATTACAACTTTAGCCTGTGATCCTTGCGATTTATGAATAGACATAGCATAAGCTAAATTTAATCTAGTAATATCTTTTGGTGTATAAACAGCTATACCATTATTAAATTGAACATATAAATAATATTCATTTGTATATTCATTAGAATATTCATCAATAATATAACCAATATCTCCATTTGCTATAGAAATAGAAGTATTGATAGGTACTAATTTGCCATTATCGTCCCAATCAGCAGCTTCTTGATCATAAGTATTTTTATTGTTAAGAACTTTATCACCAATTTTAAAATTTACATGAATTTTATTAATATTGTATTTAAAATCAGTTAATTTCCCATTATTTACAATTTCTTGCAACATATTATTAATAATATATGTTCCTTTAGGTCCAATATTATAAGGCGCTAATACCATAATATCATTACGTTTATAATTTTTTAAACATTGTAAATAAGTATCTATAACTTGTTGTGTGCAATTATCATTAATTGGGATATAATGAAAATCAGGATATTGAATAGTCATATCACTTATTTTCCCAAGTCTAATATCTGTTGCTACAGTACTAATACCACCAGTACCATATCGAAATACTTTTGTTAAATTAACTGTGGGTACTCGATTGGAATCAATAATATCTTGTACTAAGTTGCCACAAGAAATTGAAGATAATTGTGATTCATCGCAAATAAAAATTAATTTGCAATCAGAAGGAAGGGTATCTAATAAAGTACTAATTAATTTAACACCACACATAGAAAATTCATCAATAATAACAAAATCAAAAATAGGGGGGTCTTGACTGTCATATAATGAAGTTAAAAAACGATGAATTGTAAAAGCTTGCCGTCCTGTATACTCAGTAATTTTTTTTGCTGCAATACCAGTTGGAGCTAAAAGTAAATATGATTTATGATGATCATCTAACATACGAATCAAGGCTTTTTCAGATGAACTTTTACCAGTGCCAGCAGGTCCATTTAACATCATAACACTTTCTGTACAAGCTAATTGTAAAATTTTAATTTGCTCATCTGTGCATTTAAAATTATCTATTGTATCATAATTTTTCCAATTCATTTCCATTTTAACCGGAGATGCTAATCTATATTTAATATTATTTGTGATATTTAATTCGGCTAAATATGTTGACTGTCTTGAACAATTTTTAGTATCTGGGTCATAATATATATCACTACACTGACTTAATATTGAAACAATATGTTCCATTGTTTCAGGAGCAATATCTTTTAAAATTTCTCTTACTAATTTTGTAGGCATTCTAGTATGCTGATAATTTATTTCCCACTCTTCTAAAATAAATAAACATGCATATTTGCATCTAATAGAAGTATTAATAAATGCAGGTGTATTTGACAATATTAATTGATCTGATTTATAAAATCCCCATTTTAATTTGTCTATTAAAACTGTATAAGGATTGTCACCATATAAATCTTTTTTTAGATCATTTGGAGTCAAATAATAATTGGTTAATTTACAAATATCTGCATCATTAGTGATACCATATTCTAAGCAAGTAGGATAAAATAGGATATTTTTGCAATCTTGTTTGATTTTGGTTATATATAAATTTAAACGATTTTTTCCAACATTATAAATTTTTTTAAAATCAATTTGATCAATTTCATTATAAATCATTTCTTTATAAAAATCAATATATAAATATATATTTTTTATGCTTTTTAAATAGAATATAAGTATAGACAAGTAAATAATATCATACTTGTCTATACTTATATTTTTATTATGCAGTTTCTATGCTATCATTATTATCATATCCATAACGATGACTTAATGTTTGGATATCTCCTGTTTCATTATTCACAGAAATGATTTTTTGAATTTGATGTTGATAAATACTGTTTTTATATCGTTTGCACACAAAATCATTTAAACCTCGTCTATAGCCACATAATATTAATAATGTCCCACGTTTTAACCATGGTTTTTCTAATATTATATTTTTGCCATTTTTTGTTTCACTAATTTGACTTTTGTAAAAAGCAAAAATTCCATTATTCATTTTACAATTTACTACAATATTTTCAGGTGTTAAAATAGAAATAATTGAATGATTATCATCACGATCTATTAATACTCCGCATATTGTAGAAAGTTCATATTGTTTCCAATGTCTATTTTTATATCTTTTATCAATAAAAACAGGAGTCAATGGAAGCTCTGTAAATTTTGATAAATTATATTTTTGAAAATTTACATTAGCTAATTCATGCTGCCCAAACGGATAATAAGAGCAAGCTTCAAAAGCCATATGATTTTCATCTGTTATTGGACATATAGATTGAAATTCTTGCCTCATTACAGCTTTGTTATATTGTTGTATAAAATCAGAAGTGCTAATATATTCTTTTAGTTGGTTTAAATTTGGTGTAAACATTTTTTTTAAACTAGTATCAACTACTAATGTTAAATCATTTTCATAAAAATAGTCTTTTTCTTCTTCTAATTTATCTATACAATAATTATTAAAATAAGATAATGCTTTTTCATTCAAATAATAAATTTTTTTCGATTTAAATTTAGGATGATTTTTATAGAAAAAATTAGATGAGCATACATAATTTATGAAATTATAAGGAGATAATAACGATTTTGGAATTGGCAAATTTAATTTTATTATATTAGAAATATTAGCCATAGTTAATGATTCTTTTTTTTCAGTAGAATATAAAATAAATAATTTCATAATATCTACACGATTTTTATTAAAACAGTCAAAACAGCCTGCTTTAATTAATTGAATCATTTTTGATTTTTTAATCAAAGACTCCGAATAAGCATTTTTATAATAAAAATCTTTAAAAGATGCATATAGTCTGTTATTAATAATTTGATCAGAAATGTCATTATTGATACCTGCAATGCCAGATAATCCATATAAAATTATATTGTTTTCAGCATCAGGTGTAAAATCCTTATTAGATTTATTGATATCAGGAGGATAAATATCAATATGTGATTGTTTCATTTTATAAATGGCCTTAGCAATTTCGCCATAGTCTTTAGATACAGATTTATCAGAATTATCTTCATTATCTTTTAATCCAATTGCTTCACAAGATAAACAAGCACAATTCCAATAAACACGAGGATAAAAATAATTAAGATTAAGTTCTTGTAAGGCAATAATTGAGTATGCGTATGAATGCAATTGGCTACGATAGTACCCTAGCTTTCGCTATATTTCTCAGAAGCACGAAAACAATGAAAATCTTCACAATAAGAACAAGCTTCTGCTATATCTTGATGTTTTTGATCTGTATATAATGAACATCCAATTGGGCCACCTTTGTGCATTTTGCCTTGAAATTCAAAATATTCATGAATTACATAGATACAAAAATCACAACAAGCTAGACATTCTTTACTACATTTAATCATTGTTTTCACTCCTTCGGGACTAGACTATATCATCATCCACTTGTTTCAGTTGGGATGATCTGCGCTCGACTGGTGATAAAATCCAGCCACTTAGTCGTTGCAAGAGTTTATATAATGAAAACGCCATCCATATAATGAGTTTCTTCTACCTTTTAAGCAAGAACAAATACAAGGATATAAAAGATTATGTTCGTCACCACAGACGGTAATGTTTTCGTAACATTATATAATTGTGGATTATCTTTTCTTTTGGCTTTGAGCATATAACCATATTTACGTTTTTTCATATATAAACCCTCACAGGATTACCTTGGGCTTTCGCCTTTAGGCTTCCCCTGTTAGCAGAGATAATCTCCACACCCGTTTATCAGACGGTCCACAGACTTTTCCATATAATATTCCTATTATACGCTTCATACTTAATAAACCATGTTGTAATTATTTATAACCAAAATATTGTTGTCCTCTAAAAGAATTAAAATTAAATTGTTCATTATTTACATTAACAACTATATTTTTATATTTTATAAAAGGTATGTTATGAATTAATTTTATAGCTTCTTTTCTATCAGCACATGTATAATAATCAACTTTATTTCCTTTTTTAGAATAACAAATAAATTTGATCATATTTGTACCTCACAATTTAGGTTAATTAAGCATTTAAAGAATAGCCCATGGACATAGAAAAAAGTACATTCCATATATAATCAAGAAATACTTCTCTTGTCCCTAATTTTCTACCATACTCATAAAATTGCTCTTTTGCAGCGGCTTGTAGTTGAGGGTCTTTCTTAGCGATAGATTTCCTCAACTTATTTGCTTCTTTTAAACTATATCCGCTTACTTCACTATCCATACTTAATCTCATAATTTTTTCTTGACTATCAGCCAAGCCATATGCATCAGATAAATATTTCCATAAAATAGATCGTTCATGATCATTCAATCCAAATTGGATAGTATCATTTATCCACTCTTGATGATCAGATTTGTATCGAATATATTTATCAATAGGAGTTTCATTTGAATTTTCTGGCTGCAAACGTAATAAACTATTAGTGGCAGATAAATCCATAACGCTTTTGGGATTTGTAGCTGCTAAAG